GCGCTGCCGGCGGCGATCAACCTTGGATGAACGGGGGCTTTTGATGAGTGGCTCAGCCCAGTGTCCGCGCTCGGACCTGCATTTTGACATCCATCACGCGGGCTTCTCCGATTGCTCGATCCACTACCTGGAGATCAAGGCGCGCTGCAAAATCTGCGACAAGCGGATGGTGTTTCAGGGGCTGCCGCTGGGCATGACGCCGCATCACCCGACCGGGGCTCTCGACGGCGGCGAAGCCCGGCTGCCTTTCCTCGGGGAAGGCGAGGAGCTCACCGGCAAGGTGATCGGGTTCACCGGCCGCGTGGTCGATTTTCCAGCCGGCGTCGACGGGGGGCCATGACCCACCCCAATCTCGACGCGATGCTCAAATCGCTGGGCGACGGCTGGGAGGGGCTCGACAACATCGAGGCGCGCGCCGCCGACCAGGCCAAGGCCGCGCGCGCGGCCGCGCTCGACAAGGCGCAGACGTTCGAGGCGTGCTTTTCCACGCGCGCCGGCAAGGAAGTGCTGGAGTGGCTGATCGGCTTCACCATCTACCGCCAGGCATGGCGGGGGGCGACGTTCGACAGTCTGGATAAGATCACGGGCTACGGCCTGTTTCGCGAGGGTCAGAACAGCATCGCGTGGACCATTCTCGAGGCGCTGGCGGTGGCCCGCGGTGAACAACCACCACACGGGGGCGACTGATGCTGTTCCACCAGAGAATTCTCGACGGCGGCGTGGTGTACGACCAGGGCGGCACCGGCGCGGCCGCCGCCGCCGGTCAGCAAGGCCAGCAAGGCCAGGGCGCCCCCGGATCGCAGTCCGGGGCAGGCGGCGGCAACACGGCGCTCGATCTGGCGATGAAGATCGTGAGCGACGCCGAAGCCGCGAAGGCGGCCGGCCAAGGGCAGCAAGGCCAGGGGCAACAAGGCCAGGGCCAGCAGGGTCAAGGCCAAGGAACGCCCTACGTCCCCGACGGGCTGCCCGACCACCTGAAGGGCGCCAGCGAGAAGGAGATCATCGACAAGCTGTGGGGCGCCTACAAGCCGGCGCGCGACACCATCGCCCAGCGCGGCGAGGTGCCGAAGTCGGCCGACGCCTACCAGATCCAGATCAGCGACGCGCAAAAGCAGCTGTTCTCCGGGGACGATCTGACCAAGGACCCGGCGGTCAAGGTGTGGGCCAAGGTGGCGCACGAGGCCGGGCTGACGCACAAGGAGTTCAACCTGTTCGGCCGCTTTTTCGAGGAGATGGCGAAGGCCGGCCTGACCGAGCCGAAGATCGACCCGAAGGCGGAGATCGGCCGGCTCGGCGAGGACATCAAGGCGACCGAGCCCGATGCGGCCAAGCGCGAAGCGGAAGGCGCCCGGCGCATCGTCAACGCCAACACCTGGCTGCAGGGGCTCGAGACGCGCAAGCACATCACGCAGCAGGAGCGCCAGGTCCTGTCGGGGCTCACGACCACGGCCGCGGGGGTGAGGATCATCGAGAAGCTCGCCAAGCTCGGCCAGGGCACCGGCGTGCAGAACGCCGCCGGCGGCGCATCGGGCGTCGGCGACACCAAGGAGAGCCTCGACACGGCGATGATGGACGACCGCTACTCCTCGACGTCGCCAAAATTCGATGCCGGCTACCGCCGCGATGTGGACGAGCGCTACCGTCGGTGGCACGCGGCCAACGCCGGCCGGCTGCCCGGAAGCTGATTTGGTCAACACGGCCGCGACGCAGCTAGCGTGGCCCGCATGACCCTACGAGATGGACCCGGTCTCCGGCGGCTCCCTCGGTTGGCTCCCGCCCGATAGCCGCTAGCGCGGCGGGCGGCTCTGCCCGTGAGGCCTGCCGGCACCGGCCCTCGGCTCGGATGGGTGAGAACACACCCTTCTATCCCGTCGAGAGGCACCCGCCATGTCGAATGAAGCACCCGCCTGGTTTCAGGAGCAATGGAACTCCCGCGTCACCCTCGTCTATCAGCAGAAGGGCTACCTGACGCGGGGCATGTCGACCGGCCCGACCAGGGTCGACGGCAAGAAGATGCACTTCCCGATCGCCGGCAAGGGCGTGGCCCAGTCCTACGCCCGCGGCGACGCCGTCAAGCCGATGAACGCCACCCGCGGCGAGATCCTGCTGGATGCCGAGGAGTGGGATGCCGGCGACTACGTCTACCAGTACGACATCGACCGCATGCTGCCCAACGAGCTCGACGTCGTGCGCGACACCGCCGCCATGGCGCTGGGGCGCAAGCACGACGAGATCCTCTACGACAAGGTGAAGGCGCTCAAGTCGGCGCTGGTATCGGCCGGCCAGGTGGTGAACGACTACACCGATCTGCCGGGGCCCGGCGATATCCTGGCGGCACGCCGCATCCTGTTCAATGCCGACGTGCCGGTCGAGGACGGGGCGAATTTCTGCGGCCTGCCGCCCGTGGTGTTCGACAACATGATGAGCTTCGAGGTGTTCGCCAACTCGCAGTGGGTAGGCCCTAACCTGCCGTTTGCGGACGGGCTGCGCCGGCGCAGCTGGCAGAATATCCATTTCTTCGAGCTGCCGGTGCACCTGCAGCAGAACCTCACCGGCACCGAGGGCGACTTCTTCATGTGGCACCGCTCCTCGCTCGGCACCGGCCACACCGGCGCGCCCGTGCGCTCCGACTTCGAGAAGGAGGTCAAGTACAAGCGCTGGTGGTGGCATTCCACCATCTCGGGCGGCGCCACCGTGATCCAGCAGGCCGGCATCGTTCTGGTCAAGTACAAGACCGACGCGCTCCCGACCTTCACCTGATGAGGTTCTAGGTTTCAGGGATCAGGTTTCAGACCTGGTCCCTGAGCCGGCGGCCTCCTGACACCTGAAACCTGACACCTGGAACCTGAACATGACACACGCAACCAAGAACCTCTCCGTCTACCCCTGCACGCCGACCCACGGCGACGGCATCGGCCTTCCCGGCGTCATGCACGAGGCCAAGCTGATCACCGCCGACCTGCCCGCCACCGTCGAGGCGGCCGACTACCTGCTGGCCTCGTATGCGCGGCTGCCGGTCGGCACCGTCATCGACGCGGTGCTGGGCGCCGGCACCGCGAACATGTGCCACAAGAGGTACGTGGTCGTGACCAGCACGAGTGCCGGCATCACCATCAAGCAGCAGGAGGTCAACGACCCTGCCGGCATCCTGTTCAAGCAGGGCGCGCCGGCTGCCAAGACGGTGTCGGCGACGCTGACCGCGGCCGAGCTGCTGGCCGGCCTCATCACCGTCAACCAGGCCGCCGCCGGGGCGAGCGCCCTGCAGCTGCCGCTGGCGGCCGACCTCGACACGGCGCTGCCGAAGGCGGCGGCCGGCGACGCGTTCGACTTCTCGCTGATCAACATCTCGACCGTCGACGCCGAGGACGCCACCATCACCACCAACACCGGCTGGACGCTGGTGGGCGACATCGCCGTGCCGGCGTTGTCGGCGGCGGGCTCGCTCAACACGGTCGGCCGCTTCCGCGCGCGCAAGACGGCCGCCGGCGCCTGGACGCTGTATCGCATCGCGTGACGGCTCAACTGAGGGAGGGCCCGGCCGTGTGCCGCGTGCCGGGCCCGTGCAGGTATAGACTTGACAACGGAGCGGTGGGGGACCTGTGACCGAGCGGCTCACCATCGTCAACCGGGCGCGCAGCGCGATCGGCCACGGCCGGCTCAACAGCGAGCTCGACCCGGCGGCGCTGACGTCGCTGGAGGTCTATGACACCGTCGTCGAGGACATCCTGTCCAAGCGGGACTGGTCGTTCTCGACGCCGGTGGCGCAGCTCGCCAAGCTCGTCGAGGCGCCGGGCCCGGATACGGCCTGGGCCTTCCAGTACGCGCTGCCCTCCGACCGCATCGGACCGCTACGAGCGGTCTACGACAGCAAGGACTGGTGCAGCCCCTTCAAGCTCTACGAGCTGCGCCACATCGGCGACCCCGGATCGGCGTCCGGGGCAGGCGCGCCGCGGCTCCTTACCGATGCCGAGCTCATCTTCGTGCGCTACCCCAGGCTCACCACCATGCAGGCCTGGCCGGGCTACTTCCGCAGGCTCATCGTCGACGCCTGCAAGGCGCACTACGCGCTCTCGATCCGCGAGGACCAGGTGCTGCACCTGCAGCTGATGAAGCTGGTCTACGGCAGCGCCGACGAGGGCGGCATCGGCGGCATGCTCGGCGACGCCATGGCGCTCGATAGCGCGGGCCGGCCGAGCCCGACGCTGGAAATGGACGAGGGGCCGCTGATCTCTGCGCGGTGGGAATGGTGAGCTCATGGCACGCCGCCGCGCGCACCTGCAAAACGCGTTCTCGAAGGGCGAGCTCGACCCGCTGCTCTACGGGCGCACCGATCTCAAGCACTACTACAACGCGCTCAAGACCGCGCTCAACATCGAGATGCTGCCGCAGGGCGGCTTCCGCCGCCGTCCCGGCCAGGCCTCGCTCGGACGGCTGCGGCGCAAGATCGAGCCGATCGTGCTCACGTCAGGCATGCTGGCGGCGCCCAACGGCGGCACCGCCGCCAACCTGATCGACGGCACATCTTCGGCGCTCGTCACCGGCGCCGCCGCCGGCGCCGACTTCGTGGTGGCGACGGTCGATCTGGGCGCGCCGAAGGCTGTGTGCTTCGTCGACCTGGTCGGCTTCTCCGCCGCGCTAGTGACGGGAGTGATGAGCGTCACCATGAACACCAACGCCACGGGCGCCGCCACTATTCGCGTGCGCATCCCGGCCGCGGCGTTCTCGGCGGGCGGCGACGCGGTCCGGCTCACCCTCACGCCGCACACGGTCACCACCCAGCAGATCCAGGATTGCTTCATCGGCCGCGCAGCGGCAGCGCCGGCGACAGATTTCGCGAGCGTCCCGACCCGCGTCACCTTCAACAATGGGGCCAACGGCGTCAGCCTGCCGGGCGGCGGCGGCACGGTGCTCTCCGACATCGTGCCGTTCTCGCTCGATGCCAGCGGCGACCACATCGTTTCTTTCAACCTGACCGGCGCCGGCGCCTACCGGCACGCCAACGCGGCGACCGATTTCATCACCTACAGCAAAGGCGGCGAGGCGCAGGAGGCGGGCCAGATCAGCGTCACCGGCTACGGCAGCGACGCCAACAGGTGCGCCGTCGTCAGCGAGATCGAGGTGGGGCTCGCCAAGCAAGACGCGCTCGCCGTCGAGTACCTCGATGAGGGGGCCGCCACCTGGGAGCAATTCTGGCCGGTCCCCTCGGGCGACCCGGCGGCCTATCGCGACATCTCGGCCGCCGCCCGCGCGCGGCGCTTCGGCCTGGCGCCCGGCAGCACCGAGACACGGCAGAGGTGGCGGGTGGTCGTTCACAACGGCGCCGGCGCCGGCGCCGTCACCCTGCAGGAGCTCCGCTTCTGGGCCGAGAAGGGCGTCAAGAGCGCCGTCGATTTCCTGCCCTTTGCGCGCTCGCTCGCCGAGGCCTACGCGGTGCCGCTCACTCAGGACAATGTCGACATCTATCGCGCCGATGCGTGGGTGGCGGCCGCCGGCGTCACCGCGCCCGCCGACATCATCGAGCTCATGGGCTGGATGCAGTCGGAGGACGCGGGCCTGCTGCTGCACGAGGACTACCAGCCGGCGCGCATCACGCGCCATGGCTTCGACAACGAGTGGAACGCCGATTTCCCCGCGTTCTCGAACGTGCCGCGGCTGTCCTCGCCGCTGTCGCATTCGGCCTTCAGGTTCGCCGAGCAGCGGATCGAGATCACCGGGCTCGTCACCAGCGACGTGATCCTGTTCGGCATCCGCAATTCGTTCACCGGCACCATCACCTACTCGGGCGGGCTGTCGGCCGGCGACATCGCCACCGCGATCGAGGCGGCGCCCAACGTCGACGCCGACGGCGTGGTGGTGACCGACCTTTCGACCGCCGGCAACGCGCTCTCCTTCAACGTCGCCTTCGTCAATGTGAACGGCGCGCAGCACTGGCCGCGCCTGGTGCCCTACGTGCTCGGTAATAACGCCGCGGTCGCCAAGGTGACCGTGCTGCAGGAGGGCGTGTCGGGCTCCACCCCGCTGATGGACACCAAGACGGGCTGGCCACGCGCCGGCATCGTCACCCAGGCCCGGC